GTTTACTGTCGATAAACTAACTGCTTGGCTTTCGATCAACAGCTCTTCTGGTGGTACAGGCTCAACGCATACTTTACTTGTCTCACGTGGCGTTGAGATAACACCAGACAAAAGACCGTTCTCGTCTTCTTTGCTATCGACAAGATCAACATCTTCTTCTGCAAGAACCATGTCCAGCTCATCCTGTGTAAGACCCTCGAACTCTTTAAGGTCTTCCTCGAAGCTCTCTTGCCAGAATACTTTTGCTGTACCTACACGGGCTACTAGACCGTCATGGATGACTGAACGGAATAGACCAAAACCGTCATTCTGTCTGAACAGGACATAATCTGTATATGCGCTACAAACAGCCGCTAGAGTCACGTCTTCGTAACCCTGTGGTGCAAACTTCACGATCTTGTTGCCACTAGAGAATGTCTCTAGCAGTGCGGCCTTCATGGACTCTACGCTGTCATATACATCTTGTGAAACGTACTTAGAGTTACCGTCATGGGCTGGCTTTGGTAGGGTTGCGTTATAGTAGTCAGTGACTTTCTTACGCTCTCTAGCAAGATCGCTGTCATAGTAGCCGATTGACTGCCGTATGTTAGTGTCAAGGATAGCTACAATATCATCGTCTTCTAGCTTCTCATATTCTTCTACTTTTGCCATGTTTTAGACCATTTCCAAGTAAAGTTCCGAAGGTGTATCTACAGGTTCCCACGCTCCTTCGTGTACGTGGTTAGCCAATGCAAGGCTCATCACACAGTCATCGAAGCAGGACGGTTCAGCTTCCATCGCACCACTTTCAGTAACGATGTAAGTCATCATCTCGCGGATAGTCGTTTTGTCGTTAAGCTCGATCTCTTCTTCACGAACTGAAGCTCGTAGTTGATCGATAATTAAAGGTTTTGTTTTAGAGGTTGTTGTAAAACCTAGCTTGACTGTTTCTCTGTCAGTTAGCTTGTCTATTTGTACTTCTGTGTAGAAGTTTGGATAAGCAAAGTCCTTACCTAAACGAGTACAAGTCAGTATTCCATGTGAGTTGTTTTCAACGATGATAAATGCTTCGTTGTAATACTCCCCCAAGGCTTTGAGGACTTCCGCAAAGTAATCGGGGTGAACTTGTCCTCTCCATGTAGCAACTTGTCGCTTCTTGGAGTCGAGGACTTGGGCAACAGACCAGTCACCGTTCCTGACCCCCATAGCAACGTCAGCCCCAATGACATACTGCATACCCCCATCATGTTTCATGTAAGTTGTCAGCTCACCTCTGATGTTAGGTAGGAAATCGTCACCTTCTAGTGCAAGACGGTCTTCAACATCGCGTGTATCACTAAGTTTATTCTGGAGCTGTTCTGGGTTGAATACGGGACGACCAGTCGTCAGGAAGGCTTCTTCTGGTTCAGAAGGATACTCCTGTCTAAACAAGTCGATCCCGTTTTGAGCAACTTTACGTCTTCTAAACATGAGCTGGGCATCAGATAGATCATACTTCTTAGCCAGTTCTTGTTCTTCTGGTGTTTGCTCGAAGTTAGATGGAACATCCTCGATATAAGTTGGATCAACATACCAAGGAATGAATACAGGAATAAAACCATTGGTTCCTTCTTTTGCACCCACCCATAAATCGTGATAGGTGCCTGTTACACCATTCGCCGTACTCTCGATAAACACAGTAGTGCCAGCAGTATTCGGTACAGCTTGTGCCAAACCATTCCATATGTCCTGAGCCGATGATTTAGGCCAGAAAGCAAGTTCTGAGGCATGGACATGGGTGAGTGTTTCACCTCGACCAACGGAGTCACCGCCAGCCGTTGCAACGACATAACTGGAGTCAAGTACATCAAAGGAAAGTTCCCTTCTACTACTGTATTTGGTGTGGGGTTTCAGTATGTCGGGACAGTGTTCGTGGTATCGCTTAGTTAGATCAAACAAAGCCCTTGTACTGTCGGCGTGGTGAGTAATCACCATAGCTTTACGGGCTTTTTGTTGAGACACAGAGAAGTATAGATAGCCGCCCGTGTAGGTCGAAAGACCTTGCTGTCTAGCTTTCAGGATTATGATCCTGATCTTACCTTCTGATTTGAGTTGTTTTTGTACAGCTTCATCTAGGATTTGCTGTGCTGGGTTGAGTTTTAGTGGAGCAATCTCACCAGCTTTAGTTCTTATCTTCAGTGCAGAGTTAGCATAAAAAGGAAAGTCTAGTAGTAGTCGCTTACGAACCGCTTTTAGCTTCTGGTTCACTATCGTCTTCTACAAGTAGGGAAGCTAAGAAGTCTTCTGCTTTAGCTACAGCTACTTCGGACTTTGCCACAGGTTTCTGCTTGGTGAAGTCTAACACTAGCCTTGCGGCTGATAGACGCTCACGGGTCTCACCCTGCATCTTCATGACCTCAACAGCGGTCTTGAGTGCTTCTTTTGCGTATTCGTCTTCTACGCCATACTTTTCTGCCATAACTTCTACTACCTTTTCTGCTTCCTTTTTAACTTCCACTCTCATGGTGTCGGCTTGCTCTTTCCGAAGACCATCAGGTGTACCTTTAGGCCGACCAGCGTTCTTACGCTTCTTGTTCGACCATTGCTTACGTAACTCTCGACCCTCTGGTGTTTCCATCAGAGTCGAGAAGTAGTTTTTCTTGGGTGCGCGTTGTGGACACTTACCGTTACCCTTCTTAGGGGGCGACTTTAGTCGCGGTTCTTTAGGTGCGCCCATCTAACTTTAATGGTACACGGTCTTTTATAAGACCAATCGTACTTTCAATATCTGGAAGATACTCTGTAGACTCTGTGTAATTAAAGAAAGTAGATAAAAACTTTATTTCTTCTACAGCTTCGTCTGTTAAGTCCTCGCCTTGTTCTTTTAGTATTTTATTTACAGCTTCAAAAGCATCAGTCATTTGGGAGCCTCCCATTTAACAGCAAAGATTCTATTAATGTTGTGAACTCTGTACCGACTAAATCTTTTCTTCCCATAAAGTATAATGAGAAGTTTTCGGCAAACCATTCCTTTGTATTATAGACACTATACCCAGAAGGTTGAAGGTCTCCGTTTTGTCCTTTTATTAAACTATCTGCTCTAGATTTCATCCATATTTCTATAGGACGATGACGTGCGCTACTTTGAATGTTATTAGAATAATTAGGGTCTTGTAGCATGGTTTGATGAATGTGATGGCCTAGTTCATGAACTAGAGTTTTTAACACACGGTCAATACCGTTGTCGAAATACTCTACCGCATTGTAAGGTCTTTGATCAACTGGATCACCTATTTTCCATGTTGATGCAGAAAAAGATTTAACACCTGCGTTTAATTTATCTATGAGCGTGTGGATTTCACGCTTTTCTAAAAACGCATAGTCTTTTCTATCTTCTAACCTTGCTAATTCTTTAGATGCTTGTGGATCACTTTTAATTGATCTAAGTTTATCTATCTTAATACTATTATCAGGGTTTATTAAATCATACTTTCTTAGAAAAGCGTCTAAATCTTTTTCTATTGACTCTATTTTATTGCCAACATCTTTAAGCTCTAAATACAGCTCATTAATTCTTGTTTCTTTTTCTTCTTTACTTAATTCTGGGTTTTGTAAATATGCAAGCCTAGAGTTCATGGTACTAGGATTCAAACTCATGACCCCATCACCCATAGAAGCCGCCGCCTTACTATTATTAGTAGTTTTGAAACCCCGTATTCTTGGAACACCCTCGAAACGATCACTAATATTGTCTAAGAACGGCTTTATGGATGCAATTACAGATACTGTATGATCATCAAAGTCTTTACTAAAATTGGCTTTACCAAAATCAGTGTCTGAACCATTAAATGTTCTAAAGTCTTTGTTTACATATCTGTTATCTTTTTGTGCTTCCTTAAATTGTTTAGTTAAAGCCTTTTGTAACTCTAAGCGGCTCCCAACAACTAGATTATCCCGTGTTATATTGTGATTTATAGGATCAGTTTTATTTGACTGAGGTTGTGGCTGAGGTTGTGGCTGAGGTTGTGGCTGGGGTTGTGGCTGAGGTTGTGGCTGAGGTTGTGGCTGAGGTTGTGGCTGAGGTTGCTCCTGACCTTGGTTTCTACGTGCGTTCTGCTGTGTCTCAATACGGGCTATATACTGGCCTAAGTATTGATTAGCTTTCTCTACGTTACCATTGTTGGCTTGTAGTACCTCGATGGCGTCCTGTAGCTCCTGCCTAGCGCGACCAAGTGGATCAAGACCTAGATCATCGTTCTTGTAGGTTTCCAGCTTAGACTTGATGATGCCCTTAGAGAAACTGTCTACAGATGTGTCGGCATCTAAGGCATCAATCAGTGATTGTGCAAAAGCTCTGTTAGCCTCGATGCCACGTTTGATTGCTTCATTTTCTCTATAACGATTTATGGCTCCATCATCAGGCTGTCTTACTTGTTTAGCCTGTGTTGTGCCATTCATAACCATTGAGTTAATTACTCTTATAAGGTTAGACAAACCCTCAATTCTACCGCCTTGTCTCAAGCTCTTGAGTGCGCTTGAAGCAGATATTGAATAAGCGTGTGATGATGGGTAATTTCTAACGATCTCAGCAAGAGCAATCTCTATGTTTCTCAAGTCCATACCTGTGCCTTTTAACAGGACGTCTTGAGGGCTATCAGGATTGTAGCCAACAGATTGACGTGTACCATCCTTGTACATCTGGATGTTCATCTCTCTGTCGCGGTCTGCTTTAGCGGCTTCCTCAGCTCTCCTACGTGCGTTTTCAGCTTGTTGCTGGCGGCGTTTCTCTGCGGCCTCACGTTTCTTACGTTCAATCTCTGCTTGTCTTGCTCTAAAAGCGGCAAGACCCTTAGCTCTAGCTGAAGAACCAGCAGAGACCTGCTGTCCTGACTTACCACGGTTGTTCTTGATGAACTTAGCAACACGGCTTCTACGGCCTGTCACAGCGTCCACAATACGACCAGTAGCCGCTATGCCACCTTGTAGTGCTAGAGATGCACCGCCTGTCTGGAAGGCCGCACCGCCTGTTATCAGGGGTCTCAGCATACGTTCAGTAGCAATCATGCCTGTGTCGTAACCTGCACGACCACCGAGAGGGGACATTAGGTCAGTGTATTGTGATAAACCACCTACATATCCAGCTTTGTGAAGAGCTGTGAGTTCGTTACTCTCTCGCATAAGATTGAGGAGTTGCTGGCCTTCTGTCGTGCCGCCCACTAGCTCTTCTACAACCGCT